GAAATTCATCCGGCCGAGCGTCACCGCCGGCGACGGCACCACCAACCTGACGGTCACCGGCTTCTTCGCAGCAGCCCGCCGAGCGTTCTAAGAACCGGGAGATCTCGTGGCGACCAAGCTGGATGTCTGGAACCTGGCTCTCTCGTTTCTGGACTCATCCATCCAGGTCCAGAGCGAGAACGACACTTCGACCGCCGCGGGCCTATGCAAGCGCTTCTACCGCTTCGCCCGCCGGCGGGTGCTCGAGAAGTGCTACTGGGACTTCGCCACCAAGACCCCGGCACTCGCGCTCATCCTCGACCAGACCACGATCGCCCAGAACGCGGTCATTTATCCTGGCTGGCGCTACGTCTACGCGCGTCCCACCGACTGCGTGAAGCTGCTCGCGGTCACGACCGCCTTCGGCCTGCGAACTAATCCGTTCATGGTCTTCTGGTGGCGCCTGAGCCTGCTGGGCACCTCGGGGGCTGCCTGGGGACCGTTCCTGCCGCCCTATGTCGAGCGCATCGACCAGGTGGCCACCCCTGCAAACCAGTCGATCAACATCCTCACAGACCAGGACCAGGCATACGCGGCCTACGTGACCGATGTCGAGAACGTGAACCTGTGGACCCAGAACTTCATGGAGTGCGTGGCGTGGAACATGGCAGTTCCGATTGCGGGCCCGCTCTCGGCCAACGCGGCGGCCAAGCAGAACGCGATCAAGATGGCTGAGCTGTCGATCACCTCGGCACTCATGATCAACCTCAACGAGCGCCAGGAAGACCCGTACCCGCAGTCCCCGGCCATCACCGCGCGCAGCTGATGGACCCGCAGCCGATCTACCCGATGCAGTCGGCCTTCGCCCGCGGCGAGGTCTCCCCTGCGCTCTACGGGCGCGTGGATCTCACCGGCTGGAGTCAGGGCCTGCGCACCCTGCGTAATGCAATGGTGCGGCCCGAGGGCTGCGTTCAGAACCGGCCGGGCTTCGGGTATCTAGGCAATTCGCTCCTGGCTGCGAGCAAGTCAACGATCCTGGTGCCCTTCAGTTTCTCGGCCAGCCAGAGCTACGTGTTCGAGATCGGGAACCTGTCCTGCCAGGTGTTCTCCGGTGCTGCCATCGTCAACGGGCCGGCGAGCGTGAACTTCTCGACCGCGGTGTTCGTCTTCCACGGCTTCTTTCCGCACTTCACTTACACGATCCAGATCGCGACCACGACGCCGCACGGGCTCAGCGTCGGGCAGAACATCTCCATCCAGGGCGTCGTGGGCACCGGGTCCTTTGCAACCCTCAACGGCCCGCAGCAGGTGCTGTCGATCGATGACGCCACGCACTTCCAGGTGGCCGCGCAGTTCTCGAACACCGGCGTCTACACCTCCGGCGGGGTGATCCCGGTCCCGCTCACCTTCGCTACTCCCTGGGCGCAGGCAGACCTGCCGCTCCTGCGCTGGTCGCAATCGACGGACACCCTGACCGTAGTGCACCCGAAGTATCCGCCCTACGAGATCAAGCGCACGTCCGCGACCTCGTTCACCTGCCTGCCGGCGATCTACGTCAACGGCCCCTTCCTCACCCAGAACACCGACGGGGTGACCTTCGTCTACGCCAGCGCCAAGAGCGGCACGGTCACGCTGAATGCCTCTGCTGCAATCTTCAACCCGAACCACGTCGGGGCCTTGTTCCAGCTCACCCAGCAGGACCTGTCAAACATCACTCCCTGGGAGCCGAACAAGGAATTCTACGGCTCACCGATCGGTACCTATCGCCGCGCATCGCTGAAGAATTACCAGTGCACCAGCGTGGTGAACACCAGCCCGGGCACCAGCCAGGCCACGGGCTCCTGGATCCCCAGCCACAGCCAGGGCACACAGCCGGACGGCGATGGCAACGTCATCAACAGCCTCGCCACCAACGTCGGGGTGAACTGGACCTACCAGGACTCTGGCAGCGGGGTGGTGCTGATCACCGCGTACATCTCCCCCACTCAGGTCACCGGCGTCGTCCAGCCAAACTACACCGGCGGCCCGGGCCTGCTGCCGACCTCTGTCGTGGGCGGCCCGACGCCTGTGTTCGGGCCCTTCACTTTCAGCGGCAACGGCGTAAACAAGTCCTTCACGCCGCTCACCGGCAGCAACAGCGCGGATCCGACCAAGTATTTCGTCACCGTCAATGGCGCCTACGTCGCCCCCTCGATGTACTCGGTGACCGCGACCGGACCCCTGGTGTTCCTGAACGCACCGCCCACGGGCGTGAACAATGTGGTCATCAGCCAGGTCGCAGGCTTAGGCCAGACCAGCTACTGGGCGTTCGGCGCGTTCTCGGCCGACCAGGGCTATCCGTCGGCGGTCTCGTACTTCCCGGATCGCCTGGTGCTGGCCGCGACCCCGCAGCAGCCGGTCGGGGTGTTCGGCTCCAAGACCAGCCAGTACCACGACTTCGGCGTGAGCAATCCGGTGGTGGCATCGGATGCCTTCACGGTGTTCCTGAACGCGCGGCAGCTGAATGCGATCAATGACCTCATCCCGCTGTCGGATCTTTTGGTCGGCACGTCCAATATCACCTGGCGCCTGTGGCCGGGCTCGACCGGAACCGCGCTCGGGCCGCTGGCGATCGCCGCGACCCCGCAAAGCTACTACGGCCAGAACGCCAACTGCGCCTCGATCCTGTTCGGGGACTCGGCCATCTTCCCGGAGTACGACGGCCGGCGGCTGCGTGACCTCATCTACCAGTTCGCCTATGACAAGTTCATGGGCCAGGAGCTGACGCTCTACTCGCGCCACCTCATCCCGTTCGGCACCAGTTTCCAGCGCTTGGGCTACAAGCCCGACCCGATCGGGCAGCTCGTGCTCGGGCTGCGCTCGGACGGCATCCTGCTCGCCTGCACGTACCTTCGCGAGCAGCAGATCGTCGGCTGGGCGCGCTGGGACACCCAGGGAACCTTCGAGGACCTGTGCGTGGTGCCGGAATTTGGAAGCTACGGGGTCTACGCGATCACCAACCGCGTGATCAACGGGGTGCAGGTGCGCTACATCGAGCACCTCGAGAACCGCGAAGTGCTCACCCTGTACGACTGGCAGTTCCTGGACTGCAACATCACCTACGACGGCCGCAACACCTCGGCCACCACGATGGGGCTCACCGGTGGGACCACCTGGCTGTCCGGGGACACCGGCACCGTGGGCGCCTCGAGCAGCGCCGGCTGGGCGACGTTCCTGCCGACCGATGTCGGAAACGAGATCTGGCTCTATGACGCCGCGGGCAACCGCTGCCGCACGAGCATCACCGCCTACGTGAGTCCGCTCGTGGCCACGGTGCGGCTGAAAGACCCGTGTCCGGTCACCCTCCAGGGCAGCCCCACCAGCGCATTCACCTTCGCGCGCGCCATGTTCACCGGCGCCACGCAGCTCGCCGGCATGCCCGTGGTCGCGTACGCCGACGGCAACGTCCTGGGCATGCACGCTACGGGCACTGCCGCAGATGGCACGCTCACCGTAACGGCGACCGGCACCATCACGCTGCCAAACCCGTGCGGGGTGGTGCAGATAGGCCTGCCGTACCTGTCGGACTTCGAGACCTTGCCCCTCAATGAGCAGGGGCAGGCCACGATCCGCATGCGCTCAAAGACCGAGCCGGTCATTTATCTCGACGTGTCCGAGACCCGCAACTTCCTGGCCGGGACCGATTTTACGACCATGATGCCCAACATCGAGCGGGCGTTCGAGACCTACACCGTCCCGATAAGCCAGCAGAACGGGATCCTGTGGACGCGAGTCGTATCTGCACTCGACTCGGAGTGCCACACCTGCATCCGGCAGAACATGCCGCTGCCGATCACCATTCGTATGCACATCCCGCAGGTCACCGTCGGGGAACCGGTGTCGTGATCCGGTTCGAACAGGCAGCCGCGCGCCACGCATCGCTCGTGGCGCAGTGCATGCGAGCCCGCGATATCGAGGAAGTGCGCGCGGGGTGGGGGCTCGAGCCGCAACCTGCGATCGCGACCGCGATGCGCAAGAGCTTTCACATGCGCGTTGCCTTCTGGGACATGGCGCCGCTGGCGGTCTATGGCCTATCTACCTTAGGCATGCTGGCAGGCTCGGCGCAGCTGTGGATCTTCGGGACCCGGCACATCGACTCGCACCGCATTGCGTTTGCGCGCGCTTCGCGCCGGGAGCTGGCGATGTTGCACAAGCGCGTGCGCATCATCACGAACCTCATCGACAAGAACGATGCGCCTGCGATGCACTGGCTGCAGTGGCTGGGAGGAATTTGCGAATTGCCTGATCAGGAGCGGGGCGGCAGGGTGTTCGCTCAGTTCATCCTGGAGGATAAGAAGTGTCAGCAGGCCTGACCGCTGCAAATGCGCTTTATTCCGGCGTGTCTCGGTACGAGGCCGGCCAGGAGCGCAGCCAGCTGTTCAAAGCCAACCAGGGCATTGCGCAGCAGCAGTTCCAGTCCGAGGCGGCCGCGGGGGCGGTCAACGAGGAAGCCGTGCGCATGCGCAACGCCGCGCGCACCGGTCAGCAGGTGGCCGCGATCGGCGCGAACGGGCTCACCCAGGGCGGCACGAACGCCAACGTCGTGGCCAGTGGGGCTGAGATCGGGGAAATGGACGCACTCCAGGTGCGTAACAACGCGCTGCGCCGCGCCTGGGGATTCGAGGTGCAGGGCGCGTCCGATGAACTGCAGGCCAAGATGTCAGGACGCGCAGGTGACTTCCAGGCGGCCGACAGCATCCTCACCGGCGGGGCGAAGGCCTACACCGAGGACAAGGC